GAAGTTCCGAACTACCCTCTACTGTGACACCCCAAGAAATCATCAGGTAGTTGCTGAATTTCTTCCGATCTTCGTCGGTGAAGTTTTTGTAGTAGTCACGATCCTTTAGATCGAAGGCTGCCATTTCCGACTGTATGTCTAGTTTGCTACTCATTACCATGCCTTCCTGTAGTCGACGACCTCACAGTTCCTGCTTATTTCTTTCACAAAGTACACGCACTCTGGTTTTTCTTTGTCGGTTATAGGAACACATAGCATGTGTCCGTTTTTCATTTTTGGACTGAACCAGGTCACTTCTTGGTACACATCCATGATCTCAATATCAGGAAAGGTTGGCGAAAAGCTGCTCAGTGGGTTATACTGAAAGGCTTTGAACCCTCTGTCGTTTATCGACGTGAGCGAAATAACTTCCAGATCACCAAGGTCAGGTTCACCTATCAAAATTTGCCAGTCGATCGGCATTTTTACTATGTTTTCGCCAATACGCAACACTAAAGCAGGTGCGGTAAAACTCTCCAAAAATATAAGAGGAATATAGTAGTAGTCTGGCGATAAAGGATTGCTGTTGTCCAGCACCGCGAAACGTAGATCATCGACGTCAGTGTGAAGATGATACAGATCGAAAGGTTTATTGTTATCTAAGGTTAATATTTTCAAGAGACTCTCCATGTAGTATCATCAGTGTACTGTCATCTGTCAATAAAGTCAAGTCTTAATTTTTCCATTCTAGCTTTTCTTGTGTAAAAGGATACCGAGCATCTTTGTAGAATGCTTTCCTTTTTGAAAGATGGCGTTTGGCAAACTTACAGCTGGACGTAATATCCCAGATATTGACGAAATCCTTGTCCTCAGCTTTGCGAATACCTCTACCAATACTCTGAATAACTCTCACAAAGCTCTTGCCAGGTTCAATGAGTACAAGGTTAAATATTCTAGGTATATTGATGCCTACCGCTGCCACGCCATACGTTGCTATAATGATCTTGTCGTCACTAGTAGCGACATCGTCGTACTCGGTTTGCCTGTCCGATGCTTTGGTGCTACCAGAAACGAAAACTGATCCATCTAGCTGTGTCACTAGAGCTTTACCAGGCGCGACACGATCAACCAATACCAGAGTATTTCCAGTCTTGGCGATTTCGCTGATAACTTTAGCCATAGTTTCCAAACGCTCCTTGTTCTCAAGTAGGAACTTCAGCTCCTTCTGATAATCCTTGAACTCTACGTGGTCAACCAGTTGAATAATGTTGACGTGACATTGTGCCAACACTCCCTTGTCCTGCAACTCGGCAGCAGATAGATGGCTGATCACTGGACCTAGACTTACAGTCAATGCTATTCGGTTGAAGTCTTCCTTTGGTACAGTTCCAGTTAGGCCCCACCGAATAGGAATTTCACCCATAACTCCAGTGAGTAGTTGCTTCAGCGCAGATGCCTTCGCTTGGTGAGCCTCGTCTATCATGACGCAAACAACGCCCTCGATGAACTCTTGGATAGTTATCGCTGCTTCTCCATCTCTGGTGTTTTTGAAAAGTTCATTCAGGCTTTGCCATGTGCTTATGGTATGGGTTTTGCCGAACTCTTTTCGATCACCATAGTACACGCCTACGTCCAGGCCGAGGTTGATATAGTCCTTTTCGGTCTGCGTTACTAGACTCTTGTTGGGAACTACCACGATGGTCCTGCCGTGTGCTTCGCACCGTTGGCTTAGGGTAGCCGTGATGAGAGTTTTGCCTGCACCTGTTGCAACCTCCTGAATGCTCTGTGTGTTAGTTAGGAAGTTGTTTACCGTTTCTACCTGGTAGTCTCGTAGCTTGATTGCCACCCCTTCATTCGGATGACCTTTTGGCCATGTTTTATGTGAGAAGGTATCCTCGGTCACAGGCTCGAAGTTGAACGCGGTATTGTATTCTCTGACGTCAACCAAGTCGATATCGTAGCCCTTGTTGGACACTATAGGCAGTATCTCTTCCAAGAGGTTCACATAGGTCGAACCTCCCATCTGAAAGTAGTTGGTTGAACCATCCCAGCGTCCAAGACGGACACTGGTACAGTATTTCAGTGCGGGATCGATGAATTTGAACTTCTTGGTGAGTATCTTCCTGGTATCAAGATCCAATCCCTCAAATTTGCAATTCACCTCATCCTTGACGATCAGTGTACATTGTTTCATGCGTTACTCATAGTTGGTCAAGTCGATGCTAGACCATAAGGAAAGTTTCGTCAACTTTTTATTTCTCGCTACATCTATGGCGTCGCTACTGATGACCTCTTCCTGTGTGAGGATTTGTATCATCGCGCAGAGATCGCCGATTTCCTCTTCAAGGCGTTGCTTGTTGGTTTTACCATTCCACTCGGAGTCTATGCCAAACCTAAATATCTTAGATATGGCTTGCGATACCTCGGCACATTCTTCTTGCGTGATGCAAAGGATTTCTTTATTTTGTTTGTCCATTATTTATCTCCAGGTTGGTTATTTTAGGTGAGGGCAGCCTTACGCTGCTCCCATCATGCAAGTCATCTTAGCAATGCTGCGCCACTTCTTGGCATTCACCTTAGTAAGGTCGGCAATTTTCAGTGCCATGCGAATCGACATCTCGTTGAGCTTGTTGCGGTTCTCATCCATGAAGTCGATGATCTCCTCTTCCTGCTCTGGTTCGAGGTTATAGCCTTGGAAGAGGGCGCCTGTCTTATATATCTGCTTTACGCGAAGGAACTTGTCGCGCATGCTGTTCATTGTCAGGTCAAGGTAGTGGCACCGGCTACCAAGGGCGGCCAAATGGTCTTGGAGCTTCTTGCTCTTGATGTTGTTGAAGTCAAGGTTAGTGATGAAGATGATGGAAGCCTTGAAGTCGTAGGAGTCAGGAATGTCTTCACGGCGAAGCATGTGGCTGTCGGAGTTCCAGTGAATCCTACGCTTCTTGCCGGAGTCAAGGGCTGCTTTTAGGATGTTCAAGGACAACTCGTCGTTGAATACGCTATCGCAGTCGTCGAAAACCAATACGTTACCAGGTTCGCTGAACTTGTAGAGTTTAGCGTATAGTCCGATCGGGCTGATCGCTCCCTTTACGATGTCATACTTCAGTGGGCGATTCGCTATCACATCAAACAAGGATGCTTTTTCCAGCTGTTGCTCTACGCCGTAGCTCTTACCTACACCAGGAGGTCCAACTACGATCATGGAGCGAATGTTGCCCATGATCGCTGCGTCTGTCATGTCTTCGAGAATCTCGAAGCGTTCGCTGATGCGCTCCATGATCTCGTCGTCGGTTTCGCGCTGAACCGGTTCAACTGGTACTTCTGAAATTTCGTAGTCGTGGTGGCTGTTGACTCTGATTCGAATATTGTTTCCAGCCTTATCGCCGAATTCTTCGGTTGCCCGGACAGTAATGTAGGCGCCTTTTGCACCTTCCTTGTATCCTTTTACCAAAGCAAAGGTCTTGTTGCTGATTGGGTTATTGAGGTAGCTGCCGCTCTTGATGGTAACCGTAGAATTCATGTCGTCTCTCTCCGTTTGTTTACGTTATGGGAGTAGTATAGCGTCGTTGACCAGAGGTGTCAACTTTAATTTGAAAGAAGTGCGACCATGAGGAACCCCTCTAGGTTCTCCATCATCTCGGAAAGCTCTCTGGTCATTTTCTGGTAGTTGCCGGTGATATTGCCTCGTTGGCGACACCTTACACTCTCTTTGCTCATCTCGGTGAGCTTCAGGTCGACGGTAGCTATCATCTTCATCAGATCTCGCCTTGCCACTGGATTCTTGATTCCTCTAGCTTGCTGTTGGATATTGTCCAGCTTTTTGCGTTCTTCAAACATTAGGTGACATCCGGTAGATTATGACCAGCGCAGCAGAAAGGTAGCCAAGTCTTTTCTTGTAAGGTAGAATACGGAGCCCATGTAGGTGTGAGGTATTCCACTGCTGAACAGCCAGTCTCGTATCTTACTGATTGTGTCTTTTTCACATTCGAGTACCTCGACTCTGTGAGAGTAGGGATACCTCCCACTCGTTCTGTATCCTAGGTCAGTTATACTGAGTTTCATGTGGCTACTCATCGCTGTCACCTATCACAATGCCTGGAGTGCAGGTTAGCTTCTTCAAATCTTTGTTGTGCTGCTCTTTGAGAGCGATCAAATTCAACATCTGCTTGCACTCTTTCTCGGTGCTGAACTCACGGGCAAGAACGTCAGGGGTAGATACAAGATACATTGCCAAAATCCAACTCATCTTCTTTCTCCTGTTGTTTGTGTCTATGGGTGTAGTATAGCAGTTATTGCGAAACAGTCAACCTTTTATTGAACTCTTCTTCGGTCATTCGAACTCCTTTCACGTACCATTGTTTATCGCCGTTTGTGAATTCAACAGCAGGCCCATCCTCTCGGTGTATTTCGCCGTTTATGGCCCACAATTTGCCATGTTTAGCTTCCATGGCAGGTCCATCTTCTCGATGCTGTTTGCCGTTTACCCAATACTCTTTGTGTCCATCAGGATACTCGACGGCAGGTCCATCTACACGATGACGTTTGTCATTTAGGTACCACTTTTTGGCGCCATCTGCTTCCTCCATAGCAGGTCCATCTACGCGATGAAGTTTGCCGTTTTGATACCACTCGTTTGTACCCCAAGAATATTCGATAGCAGGTCCATCTACGCGATGAAGTTTGCCGTTTCGATACCACTCCTTGGTGCCATCTGCATCCTCCATAGCAGGTCCATCTATCCTGTGAAGTTTGCCGTTTCGATACCAAAACTTGCTGCCATCTGCCCATTCAATCGCAGGTCCATCTACTCGATGAAGTTTGCCGTTTAGCCGCCACTCTTTGCAGCCATCTGCGTATACAACAGCTGGGCCATCTTCGTTGTGAAGTTTGCCATTGAGGCGCCACTCTGATCTTCCAGCTGTTTCTGATATGGTATATTCGGACATCGTCATTCTCCAAGATGTTTTGTGTCTATGGGTGTAGTATAGCAGTTATCAAGGAACAGTCAACCTTTTGTTGAACTCTTCTTCAGTCATTTGAACTCCGTTCACATACCACTTTTTATCGCCGTTTGCATACTCAACAGCTGGTCCATCTACTCGGTGTCGTTTGCCATTTACCCAATACTCTTTGTTGCCATAGGACTCCCATCCTACTTTGCCTGGTGGAACTTCGATAGCTGGGCCATCTTCTCTATGACATTTGCCATCCACAAACCAAATTTTGGTGCCATCTGCAAGATCGAAAGCTGGTCCATCTACTCGGTGATATTTGCCATTTACCCAATACTCTTTGGTGCCATCAAGACGCTCAAACGATGGTCCGTCCACGCGATGACGTTCTCCATTCAACCACCATTCTGTGGTGCCATCTGCACCTTCGACTGCAGGGCCGTCTTCTCTGTGACGTTTGTCATTTACCCACCATTCCTTTCTGCCATCTGCCCACACCAAGGCTGGTCCGTCTTCTCGATGTCGTTTGCCATTGAAAAGCCACTCCGTCATTGTATCAGTTTCTTTTTTGGTATATCCGATCATCGCCAATCTCCTAGCTGTTTGCGTTTATGGCAGTATAGCAGTCATCAAGGAACAGTCAACCTTTTATTGAACTCTTCTTCAGTCATTTGAACTCCGTTAACGTACCATTCCTTTCTGCCATCGGCCCAATCGATCGCAGGTCCATCCTCTCTGTGAGGTCTGCCGTTTACCCACCATGATTTAGAGCCATCTGCGTATTCAGCCGCAGGTCCATCTTCTCGATGTTGTTTGCCGTTCATGAACCAATACTTACTGCCATCAGCCCATTCAATCGCAGGTCCATCTTCTCTGCCTAGTTTACCGTTTAGATACCAAAACTTGGTGCCAGCTATTTCTTGCATATATGCAGTCATCATCATTCTCCTGTTGCTTTACGACTATGGGTGTAGTGAAGCAGTCATCAAGGAACAGTCAACCTTATTTTACTTCTCTGGTTGAACCGATTTCCCAATCCTCGACCTTGTACATTGCCTTCATGAGTTGCCTTGCTCTGACCATATCCGGTGCAGATACTGTGACGTCGATTCTCCCTACGTAATTGGATGTTTTTATGGTTACGGGTGCGGTCCATTGTTTGTTCATGTGCTTTCTCTGTTTAGATGATTTTTACTTTGTATCCGAGCATCTTCTCGATCTCGGCTAGAGTTAGCTCAACTGGTTCTGATGTTACTGCCTTTAGATTCTGCTGAAGAACGCTCTTGGCGAGTCGAAAAGGTAAGGAGAAGTCAGTCTCGCTGTGAATAGGCGGCGTTACGTTCACCCATTCTTTATCATACTCCGAGAATCTCTGTAGCTTTTTCGTTGCCTCATCCCACTGCAGTTTGGTTCCTTGTTTGAACGTGATTTTCCAGCAACCCGCTGATATTGCAAATGAATTGGTTACGACGTAATCACCTGAGGTGGGAAAGGTACGAGTAGTCATTGTTTTCTCCTAGCTGTTTGTGTCTATGATGTCGTCTAGCTTAGTATGCCAACACCTCAACTACCTGTGTCAGGTATGCCCAATGAGAATCCTTTGTGCCGATATCGATGTAGTCGATGCCAGGCTGGCCGTTTTTGATGTTGCTGTCGGTATAGGTTACCTTAGCTTGTCTTGCGATACCGTTGCCAAAGTTGCCGCGTACCATCACGAGACTGCCTTCGCGGATGTCCTTGAGTCCTACTGCTTTGGTTTTCTTGAAGGTCATCATCTTCTTTCTCCAGTTGTTTGTCTCTATGGGTGTAGTATAGCAGTTATTGAGAAAGTGTCAACTCTTTTTAGTCCCATACGCGATGTTTTTCAGCAACCCATTCCCTACCATCGTAGTCTTCTATCTGCCATTCAACGTCGTCTGGTACTTCCACGATCTTCAAAGAGGCAAATTGACCACCAGCCACTAGCCCTAGTTCCTCTACAATCTGAACCAGATATGGATCAGCTCTATCATGATGACGATCTACGTTTTTACCTGTCAATTCAAAGTATCTTTTAGTAGCTTGTTTGGATAATCCAAATCCACCATACTGAGCGTTGATTACTATTTTCATTCTTCTTTCTCCAGTTGTTTGTCTCTATGGGTGTAGTATAGCAGTTATTGAGAAAGTGTCAACCTTTTTTACCAGCTAGATCGATAAGTGACTGTCCAGTTCCAGCCTATATCCTCCCCTAGGTCTTCTAGGAACGATCTAAGCTCTTGTTTCGTGAGTTCAAGATCTGCCCAATACCCTTCCGTCAGTTCGGAGGAGCCAAAAAAGAATCCCTCGCATGGTGGCAACAACTCGGCGGCCAGCTCCTTTGAGCCTCCTATCTTTTCTAGGGTACGAAGTAGATCATCCAAATGTTCCAAGGTCACCTCGTATGCCCTACAGTCATCTACGCCATTCTGTACGTTCTTGACAAACCAGTTATGAATGGCATTTGCCTTGCGCCAATACATTACTTGATACTCTAGACCTGTCAGCTGCATGCCATACCGAGTGTTTTCCGTGAGTTCCGCTATTTTCTCAATCAACTCCTGGTCTTTGGAATTTAGGCTGCTGAGGTATTTGCGAGCGTGAAGATACATATCAAGGCCCATTTTCTTTCTCCTGTTTATTTGAGGTATAGTGTAGCAGTTATTGAGGAAGTGTCAACCTTTTATTGAACTCTTCTTCGGTTATTTGTTCTCCGTTTACCCACCACTCTTTGGTGCCATCAGATCGCTCAACCGCCGGGCCTGTCGTGTGATGAAGTTTGCTATCTCGATACCGCTCTATAGTGCCATCAGGATAGATGTTTATGGAATGTCCACTCGCCATATTACTCTCCTACTCGGCAGTCGGCGAGAGAACTTGAACTAATGAATCGTCGTACCACCCTTCAAAGGTGTAGTAGTTGAATGATGCGACCAGATTGCCTTTGGCAAAACCTAGCCAGCCATTGATGCGACCGTTACTGTCGTCAAACAACTCTTCATGATCGAAGGTGTCGTCGTCGAACATATCAAAGAAGTCGTCTTCATCATTGTATATTTCAGTAATCATTGGTGTTCTCCAGCTGTTTGCGTCTATGGGTGTAGTGTAGCAGTTATCGAGAAAGTGTCAATTCTTCTTCGGTTATTTCAACTCCGTTTATATACCAGTACTTGGTGCCATCTGCATATTCCATGGCAGGCCCATCTACGCGATGAATTTTTCCGTTTACCCACCACTCTTTGTATCCATCCTCCCATTCAACCGCAGGCCCATCTTCTCTGTGCAGTTTGCCGTGTCTATACCAATACTTACTGCCATCTGCATATTCAATCGCAGGTCCATCTTCACGATGAAGTTTGTCGTCTAGGTACCAAAACTTGTCGCCGTTTATTTCTTTGGTAGTATATCCGGTCATCTTCTTTCTCCAGCTGTTTGCGTCTATGGGTGTAGTATAGCAGTTATTGAGAAAGTGTCAACCTTTTATTGAATTCTTCTTCGGTTATTTGTTCTCCATTTATCCACCACTCTTTGTTGCCATCTGCGTATTCGACGGCCGGTCCATCCTCTCGTTGGATCTCACCGTTTATATACCAGAATTTGGTGCCATCATAGATTTCAATCGCAGGTCCGTCCTCACAATGTACTAGGCCGTTTAGATACCAAAATTTGGTGCCATTGGGGTATTCAATAGCAGGTCCATCCACTCGATGTCGTTTGCCGTTTATATACCAATACTTGTTGCCATCTGCCCATTCGATCGCAGGTCCATCCTCTCGATGGAGTTCGCCATCAAGGCGCCACTCTGTTTTATACTCGTCTGTAGATATAGTATATCCGGTCATCTTCTTTCTCCAGCTGTTTGCGTCTATGGGTGTAGTATAGCAGTTATTGAGAAAGTGTCAACCTTTTGTCGAACTTTTCTTTGGTCATTTGTTTTCCGTCTATGAACCACTTCTTGGTGCCATTTGCTCGTATGACCGCAGGTCCATCTACCCTGTGAGGTTTGCCGTCTATATACCACTCTTTGGTGCCATCTGCAGCTTCAAACGCAGGTCCATCTACTCTGTTAAGTTTGCCGTTTCTATACCACCTCTTGGTGCCACTTGCAAGTTCAACCGCTGGGCCGTCTTCTCTGTTAAATTTGCCGTCTAGGTACCAAAACTTGTCGCCGTTTATTTCTTTGATAGTATATCCGGTCATCTTCTTTCTCCAGTTGTTTGCGTCTATGGGTGTAGTATAGCAGTTATTGAGGAAGTGTCAACCTTTTGCTGAACTCTTCCTCAGTTATTTCAACTCCGTTTAACCACCATTCTGTGGTGCCATCTGCCCATTCGATCGCAGGTCCATCCTCTCTGTTAAGTTTGCCGTTTCTATACCACCTCTTGGTGCCATCTGCCCATTCAGATGCAGGTCCATCTTCTCTGTGTTTTAAGCCGTTTACCCACCATTCTTTGGAGCCATCTGCGTATTCAGCCGCAGGTCCATCTTCTCTGTGTTCTTTGCCGTTTACCCACCATTCTTTGGAGCCATCTGCCCATTCAACAGCAGGTCCATCTTCTCGGTGTCGTTTGTCGTCTATATGCCAAAACTTGCTGCCATTTGCCCATTCGACCGCAGGTCCATCTTCTCTGCCTAGTTTACCGTTTAGATACCAAAACTTGGTGCCATCTGCCCATTCGACCGCAGGTCCATCTACTCTGTGTCGTTTGCCATTTAGATACCAAAACTTGCTGCCATCTGCCCATTCAGATGCAGGTCCATCTTCTCTGTGTTTTAAGCCGTTTACCCACCAATACTTGTTGCCATCTGCCCATTCGATCGCAGGTCCATCCTCTCGATGGAGTTCGCCATCAAGGCGCCACTCTGTTTTATAGTCGTCTGTAGTTATGGTATATCCGGTCATCTTCTTTCTCCGCTTATGTCTTAGAATTTTTCGGTAGCAGGAGCGCCAACTGCATGTTTCATGCCATAGGTGTACCACTCTTTGTAGCCATCGGCTTGTGCTGTCGAGGTGTCTTCAGCCCATTCGGTAGCAGGTTCAATATCAGTGTAGGGGTTAGGTCCGTAGCCTGCAATTTCATACTCGTCGATTTCGTAGGTAGTGATTGCTGCTTTCATTTTCTTTCTCCAGTTGTTTGTCTCTATGGGTGTAGTATAGCAGATGTTGAAGGAGTGTCAACCTTTTTAGCGCCAATTTTCAAAAATAATTTGATCATTGATCTGATGTGGCTTAGGCTCGCCGTGGCAAATGATGACGGATGTGTCGTTCACGTTTGGAGCAGCGTTGACGTCTCTATAACTCTTCAGTGCGAAGTCGTATCCACCTTGTACCACTTCCCAGCGCCAGGACTTCACTCCACCTTCAAAAAATCGTCGACTACTAGTAGGTATAACGTCCGATAAGTAATCCTGATCTCCCTTATACATTCCGGTAATAGTAGGTAAATGGCATTTAGAGAATCTCTTCCATATATGATGATATACAGTAGTGTCCCACCACATCATACTCGAGTTGATACCCATGAAGTTAGGTCGCCATAATGCTTTGAAGTCCTTTATAGCCCATAAGCAATGAGTAGGTAATTGCCAAACCCAATCAATACTATCGGTTATAACGACATCGAGATCAAAGTATAATAATGGGCCTGAGTAATGCTCGGAGTTGAATAACTGCATCTTATACCACCAGGCATACTTATCTTGAATCCCATTCCAGGGTATCAGCGAGTGTTTTACCATATACTCAGGTACATCTCTAGATTCTTCGGTATATACATGGAATACTACCGGCACAGTTAGGTTTCTACTTACCATATTGTACAGTTTATCCACATATTCCCAGGAATACCCATTCCCATGTATTACGCAAGCTATGTTTATATTGTAATCATCCATGCTGTTATTTAGCCGATAAATACCCACATGAATACCGATATAATCCCTATCTTCATAGGTTATGACCAAAGAGAGTCAATTGCCTATCATACTTGCTGCAATTCTATCATTAGAAACTCTAGCCAACCAGTAACTATAATACCATTGGCGCTGAATCTATTCAGTAACTTCTATAATGAAACCCATATCGACGGTAGTAACCAATTCATTTATTCTAGATTCCTGGTACCTTATCTGATGGGTTTTAAGGGCCACGCCTTGTTCATTGACGGTGACATGATAGTAAAGGGCGATGTTGCCGAGTTATGGGCTATGCGAAGTCACATGTGCGACGTTCAGGTAGTCAAACACGAATACGAAACACGGATGCCTGTCAAGTACTTGGGCGCTAAAAATGAGAACTACCCCAGGAAAAACTGGTCGAGCGTGATTATTTGGAATTGTGGAAGCCACCCAAACAGAAAACTCACACCGGAGTTCATTGAGAAGTCAAGTGGTGCCGAACTGCATAGGTTCACTTGGATAGAAGATGAAAGACTGGGTGAGTTGCCAAAGGAATGGAACTGGCTTGATCTTGAATACGACGCAAACCCTCAGGCGAAACTCATTCACTACACGTTGGGAATACCTGCGTTCGCTGAGTTTGCCACCGGTGGAATGGCCGATGAATGGCACAAAGAAAGAGAGTTTGCTAACTACCCTAAAGCCAATTATGAATATATCAGTATACCATAAGTCAATACCTAACTCTAAAAACAGAGAGAAAATAGACCTATTGAGATACTTCTCCGATGGGGCCAAGGTACTCAAAGAATCAGTAACGGACGTCCATTCTTATTCTTATAACCCAACTGACGTTGCAGTATTACAAGGATGGATATCCGATAAGGTAACTAGGCCCCATTTGGCGTTGCGAAACCAGGTTATTGAAGGTCAGTTGAAGTCTGGGAATCATGTAGTAGTGGTAGATAGTAACCTATTCTTATACGCCAATACCAATAACCCATTGCATTACCTGAGATATAGTTTCGACGGTGTATTCCCAACTACTGGCAATTACTGCGATCAAGAGAATGTGTCGAATACTAGGTGGGAACAGGTATTCAATAACATTGGTATATCATTGAAGTCGGATAGAACCTCGGGTGGTCATATATTGATCTGCTTGCAGCGCAACGGTGGCTGGTCGATGTCGGGCTGCTCAGTGCTGGAATGGACTGCCAACACTATACTAGAGCTGCGCGAGTACACAGATCGGCCCATCCGACTTAGGCCGCATCCTGGCGACAAGGCTGCTAGAGGATACTTGGGCGATTTTGAAACGAGTGATCTACTGGCAGGCGTAACCCTCAGTGAGGTAGGGTCGAGCCTGGTCGACGATTTGCAAGATTGTTGGGCAGCCATAGGCCACAACTCTAGTCCGACTGTGGGCGCAGCCATCGAAGGTATTCCTATCTTTCTCACTGATCCCGAACGTAGCCAGTCGCGTGAAGTAGCCAACACTGACCTTAGCCTGATAGAGACTCCGACGTTTTATGACCGAGTACCGTGGGTTGCCAGGTTGGCGATGAGTCACTGGAACTTCGAAGAACTGAAGAACGGCATGTGTTGGGCTCACATGCGAAAGTTCATTTGAACTCTTTCAGCTCCTGGAGTTGGGTTTTATAGTTTGGTATTTTCAAGTCAATAGAGCGCCTAGTATCAACCAATATCTTATCAACCGGTTTAGGGCCAAAATCCCTACTAACAGTTTTACCTAAGCCATATACTTCGTTTATATCACACAATAACTCGTATTTGCTAGTCTTAACCTTATTATCTACCATATGGTATAGGCCAGTTGCAGACGAGTTTATCATATAAGTATCCAAACATTTTGCGAGTTGTAGCGTAGTAATACCATTCCACCTAGAATTGACCCAGCCTGGAATAATTTTATCCTTATAATTGAGTGCCCAGTGTAATAACCCTGTTCCATTCTTTAGTTCTGGGCCAATGATACTCATTCTAAAGGTTATGTCCTTGTTGTTTATTACTTCGCCTAGTGCTTTTGTTCTACCATAGTCATTGGTTTCAGTTGGGGCGTTATTTTCATAGTAACTGCCCTGCTGACCGTCGAATACGCAGTCGGTGGATAAATGTATTAGGCGAGTGGGTGATTCTCTTAGTTTCATCTCTAGGTATCTAGGGAACCAGCTATTGACAATAATAGCCCTGGTTGGGTTATCCTTGCTTGCTTGTACTAGTACTCCTGCTGCGTTAATAATGAAGTCATACTTATCCAGTTTGTCGAAGAATTTAGTAACCGATACTGTATCCTCGATATTCAATATAATATCGGCATCTTTTCTAGCTGCTGTTTCGACGTCGTAGCCCTGGAGCTTGAGATACTTAGTAATCATATGCCCAGCCATTCCATTACTACCTATTACTAATACTCTCATACTAGAAACCCTCCTCTGATAAGTCTATCCTTTATTAACTCGTTGGACATTGTTTCTGTTTTGGAGTCAAACTCTGTATATTGAATATTCGGCAAATCGCCATACTTATTCAATAACTTGTCATTCATTGCAGGTGGTAGTATTACGAAGTAATGTTCTCCCCAACAGCGAGTAAGTAATGCCTCGTGCTTTGTTACTAATACCTCGTCGAGTTTCTCGCCTGGTCTAATACCTGTTATGAT